GCCTTGGGCCAACACGCGGAAGCCGAGATGTTTTGTCATAATTTGGTAAACCGTCAGGTCCAAGTCCTGCAGCTGCTAATCGTTGGNNTGCNACATCNCTTNNCATAAATNNTCCATTNTTACCCATATCTCGATATCTAATGGTTCCATTACCCATCTCTTCAACCCTAATATTGGGCAATGCGTCTGGTGAATTAAACATTCCGGTCGGGCTTTTATTTAATAGCGGTGGTTGAATTCTATTAGGACCAGCGGCAGCAGCATATGCTGCTTCTTGTGCTGCGACTGATGCTGTGATTGCCGCCGTTTTACGGGCTGCTGCTTCTGCTGCTTCTCTTGCCGCTACGTCTGCTGCCTGCTGTGCCGCGATTGCTATTAACCTATCATCAGATGCAGCAGATTGAGCTGCTCTCTTAGCTGCTGCTTCTGCTGCTTCTCTTGCTGCAACTTCTGCTGCTTGTTTTGCCGCTGCTTCTGCTGCTTCTTTCGCTGCTCGCTCTTGTGCTTCTTTAATTGCCTTCGCTTGTGCTAAACCAGCATCACCTTGCCTTGCACCACGATATGCCGTTACACCTGCTGGTATACCTTTAGCAAGACCTCTGGTAACAGCAAATCCTAAGGGAATACTGGCCAATGCGATGGCAAGCTGCACGGCTATACTATTTTTAAATGATTCAATATCATTTTTTACTTCATTAACAGTTCGTGACAACTCAGATGCTGCTGTATTCAAACCTTCAACAGAAGTTTTTAATTCCGTGACTATATCGCCCATACCGTCAAATGCATTAGGAAATTTTTCATCTATAAACCCTTTACCTATAAGGCCTGCGGCAGCAAGTCCTGCACCACCTACAAGTAATTTGGTAAGGTTACCTAAGTTAAATGCCTTTGTAACACCGTCAATTAATTTTGCGTCACGGTCTTCGGCATTCTTACGAGTATCAGTAGCAATCTTTTCTGATTTTAAATCATCAAAATCCCGTTGTCTTTTTGTATACTCGTATTGTTCTTCCGCTATACCTTGTGCTTGCTTTAGCATTACACTTTGAGCTTGTATTCCATTATTAATTGATTTGAAAACATCACCAAACTTGTCGAGTTTTGAACCGACTGTTTTTAATGAATTTGTTCCACTATCACGGATCAGGTCACCTTCATCCCTAAGCCTTTGGATGATTGCTTCTGTATCTTTGGAATATTCTCTAGCCATGTTTCTTACCTATTCTCGTTTTGCTTTTCCATGAACTCAATTAACATTGTAAAATATAATTCTTTTTCATACGGTACCAAACTTTCAATATCTGATATAGAATACTTATGATGTTGAACCAGAGCAAACATCGTTTGGTAATATTCGCTCAGTGATGAATGGCACAACATTATGTAAAAAAACTTCGCATTCCTTCTATTACAAAGTTTTTAGTGTCGCCGTTTTTATTCTTGTATGTTTTAGTGTGTCTTATCTTTGGCATTGTTTCAAAAAATAATCTAATACCATCAACTACCGGGGTTGTCACATCTTCCATGAATTGATCTATTTCTTTTTGCGAATACTTTTTGAACTCATAAACTTCATCTTCCGATGCAACTTTATCCAAACAGGAAACCATAATTTGATATGATACCAATGGATCATCTTCATCCATTTCAGTAATTCTAATATACTCATCAATCGAAGGATACTTTAGAATTAATGTGTAATCATCATTAATCTTAACTTTGTTACTATGCTTATCATTTTTAATAACTTCAGTGTCCATCAAATCAATTGAAATATCAACAGTTTCGTCTGTATCAGGATCAGTGATCTGCATTTCAATTAAGTTATCAACNGATTTTGATCTCAACGTCAATAGAATGAGCTCAAGATCAAACATTGCTAATTTCATAACATCATAGTCAATCAAACAGTTATTTACGATTTGCTTTGATGCAACCATTTCTTGTGTACTATCTTTAGATGCTTGAGCAACTAATAGAATCTTTTCTTCTTTAACCGTGAAGGGACGGTACTTAACAGTTTCACCGGTTGATGGCAATTCCATCTCATAAATCGGTAAATCAATTTTTGGTAGTGTCATAATTTATTGTCCTCTTATTATCTAAATATTTTTGATATATTATCGAAATCGCTTCTTACTTTAGTAAACCTATTAATTGCATCTTGAATGCCAACAGGTCTTATACCTTGTTGAATTGTTTGGCCAATGCTGCCTACTGATTCGAGTAATGATAACAATCCTGCGCCTCGTCCAAACCGTTCAAGTGTTCCAACCAAACCGACCTTTTCTCCNCTAAANGCAATGCGATCGTATGCAAACGCAACAGGTAATGTGCCAAAGCTGTCATTGTTTTCCCATGCCAAATCAATATCACCAATAACTGTTGGATAACATCCGTCAAGAATTGTCTCATAATAAGTTTCAATGTTACCGCGTGTTGAATAATATTTGATAATCATTCGGCATGAATACTCATCTTTATATCCCACCTCATATGGCAGTTGCCCATCAACCTCAGCAAAGGATCCACCTTTTGAACCATAATTTACAACTGACTGTATCCATGAGTGGAAATAACTCACAACGGCGTGGTCGGAGTCAAGCATAAAGATTGTATTAAATTGTTGGTTATCCATTCCTACAGGAAACTGTTTTGGCAATTGGCCAACTTGTTCAAGTGTTTCTGTTCTTACGGTTAAACCTGGTACTGCCGCGGTTTTACAAAAGAATGTAAGTTCCCTTGGTGTTAATCCTGATTCAATTCTAACACCGGGTGGAATGATTTGAACTTCAAATAATGAGGTATGGGCAGGTCCACCGTAACGGTCCATATTTGATTTGAATTTTGATATGTTAAAAGACATTTATCTTCCTCTTACGGCTTTTCTTGAGTCAGACCAAACTTTTGATTGTTTTGCTCCAACGAATTTTTGTGTCGGTAAGAATAATGCAATGTCCCATTCTGAAGGATTAATATACACTAATCTTGTTCTTACCTGTTTTGTTAAATAATGTTTCACTGTAGGTGCAAATAACTTAAACTTAGATGCTCCGTTTAATACATCATAACTAATCCTCAATTTAGTACTCTCATCATATTTTTTATTGGAGGCAACGGTATATAGTTGGTCCATTAATTTTGCTCTTAAGGTGGGTGGCAGATAATGCATATTGATACCAAGAAAACCACCTTGTGCTCTATTTATCGGAAATATAAGTGGAAACCTATCATAGTATGGTAATGTCTTTTTGTGCTTCGGATCATATGCAAACATATACATATGGCCTAATCTAAATCTGTTTTCGTATCTTTCTTTACCGGCTTCACGAATAAGTTTTTCACCTTTTGCTTCACCTTTTCCAACTGTAGCGGCTTGCTGACGATACCAATCTCTGGCACCTGCAGTACGTGCAGGGATTTGCCCTTCACGGACACCTCTTAATAGTATATCGTCAAATAATTGTGCTACCATTTTTAAACTCCTAAATGATCTTCAGTATATATCAAAAATTTCCACCCGCGGTCAGCACAAAATTTCTGTGCTGCTTTCCACTTTGCCTCATTAACACCCCAGGTTTTAACCTCATTCAAATAGCGTTTTGATACACGACCTTTGAGTGTACTTTTATTACGAATATCAGGTGGCCTTGTCTGTGCCTTTGGTTTAATTTCAATCATTAATGTTTCGGTCTTACCGTCAGGCTTTTTCTGCCGAACAATCACATCAGGAAAATACCGATGTAACCGCCCATCAATTGGTGATCTATAAGGTACAATAACCTCTTCACTTTGCCACCAAATCACATCAGGATGTTTATCCACGTGTCTAAAGAATTTAAACTCCCACAACGAACGATAAATAATCTTTGTAGGGTCACCTTTATATTTCTGTGGGTTTTTAGGTCGAAACCTTCCACTATATGCCAATATCCTGCTCACACTTCCATATAAATAAGAACATAAACTATTTATAAGAAAAGGACCGAATCAAATGGCGAACACATCAACTCGCCCAGAGCTGGACAAAAATGCATGGCGCAATAAGAACACTCAAGGTAACTTGTCTTTTCCAACATCGCCTGTACCACATTCGGTTCTGTTCGTTTTCAAAGATTATGATTTTAAAACTGCATTAGGCGGTGGATTAAACGCATCTAGTGTAAGTGTTGGGCAAAGAGCTGTGGGCAGTGAATTAAGATCAATTAATTCTATTGAACTACCTTTTCCTACAAATCTACAGGATGATACGAACCTTAGAATTAACGGGTTTGAAAGAAATAAAACAACAGAATACCTTGCTAATGCTGCTAGAGAATTTGCTGCATCTAGTGATTTTGGTAATTCAAAAGTTTCAGAACTACCACAGCTATTAACGTCATTAGGAGCGGGCATGGGTAGGAGTGCACCTGCGGATATGTCTATTAGTGCAGCAGGATCGGCGATTATGGGATCAAGCCTTGCTGATACCGCTAAGTCAGCACAATACCTTTTGCGTAGTAAATTACCAGGCGACATTGGTAGAACACTTGATACGGTACAAGGGAATACTGTTAACCCAAGAGAAACACTATCGTTTGAAGGTGTTGATTTAAGAACTCATAATATGACATTTGATTTATATCCAACAAATAAATCTGACTCAATTTTGATTAAAAAGATTGTTGAAAGGTTCAAGCAAAAGACATTACCTGTAGCACGAGATTTTGCNGGTCTTACACAGGCATTCTTGTCATATCCTTCAACCGTAGATATCTTTTTATTAGGAATTGATCCTACTCATTGGATGCAATATAAAACTTCAATGGTTACACAGTTCACTGTTAATTATCAAGTTGGTGGATTAACAAGTGTTATGAAAGGTGGTAAACCTTCAGCAGTTCAAATAGCATTAACCTTTCAAGAACTCGAAATTCAAACTGCGAATGATTATGGTATTAGCGGCGGTGAAGCTAATGCAGTAGGAGAAGCTTAATGGCAAAGTATTTTGAAAATTTTCCAATTATAACATACGAAGGTAAACAGGTACGTGATATTACACGAAGAAATCAATTCGTTCGTAACGTAAGTACAAACCCTTTACTTTATTTACCATATACAATTAGTGAAGGTGAAAGAGCCGAGGATATTGCTAATTTCTATTACGGTTCAGTTGATTATAGTTGGCTCGTTTATATGGCAAACAATATAATGGATCCTTACCATGAGTGGCCTTTGTCGGAAGCAGAATTTAAAGATTTCCTAATTGACAAATACGGTAATGTATCAGGTAGAATTGGTGATGATATTGTCGATTGGACACAAGAAGATAATGATGAGAACATCATCTATTGGTATAGGGAGGTTTAATAAATGGCAGTTGATCTAGTCAAATTAACACCTGAAAGTTTTGAAACAATTTATCTTCGTAAGGAAGACCGAGTTATTATCAGAACAGAACAAGGTCGTAAAATTATTATTAAACGTATTATTCCTGAAGAATGGAAACCTTGGCGTATCTGGGATAACGAGCGAGCAATAAACGAAAACAAGCGTGAGATCTTTTTAATTGATAAAAAGTATTTACCACAAGTAACTAAAGAATTTGTAAAAAGCATAAAACTATAAATGGCATTTAATCCATCATCATATACAATTGTTTCATTTACGTTAAGAAACAGATACACAAACCTTGATGAAAATATCGCCGGGATGATTGATGGTATTGAAATCAATCAGTCGATGGGTATGACTTCATGGAGTGGTGTAGCCGCTGTCCTGGACACTGTTGGTTTCCTTGACAACACACCGTTACTTGGCGAAGAACAATTAATTTTAAAAATTGTGTCCCACGACCTTGATACTGAATATGATTTGGCATGCCAGGTTATTCGTATTAATAATTTAGTACCTACTGAAAGTATGAATGGTGTTCGGTATAATATTCATTTTATATCAGCAGTTACATATGCGGCAGCCGTTGCACCCGACGTTGAAGAAGGGTTTACCGATAAATCAATAAACCAAATTGCTGAATATACGTTTAGGAATTATTTTACATCACTTGGTGCTGCTGTTTATACTGATGGAAATAGAACATTCCCATATGCTACTGCTAAATATCCATTGATTAATTTTGTAACAAATGAAAGCCGAAAGTTTACAGTACAACCTACAATCGGTTTAAACAATTTAGCTATCCCGCATTACACTGCCTCGGAAACAATGTTATTCCTTGCTCGACGTGCTTATGGTGAAGCAAATTCACAGACTTATCGTTTCTTTGAAAATTTAACTGATTACTTTTTTGTGACTGATGAATATTTAATTAAAGAATCAGTTGAAGCAGAAGGCGAAATACAAAAATTCTTTTATTCACCTAATGCATCATATGATCCTAGAGAACCTGAAAAGCAACTTAATCGTATTGAATATATCACTATTGGTTCAAGAGGTAGTGATATTGGTAAAGATATAAAATCGGGTGGATATACAAGTACGGTTTGTGTAGTTGATATATTAAACCATGAATATTCTGAATCAACATATAAGTATACCGAAGAAGCTGAATTTGTTGATATGTCAGGAGTCCAGGCACGAAGAGGTCAAATTGAATTCCCGCATACCAGAGAATATGCTGAAGAAACATTCAGGTTTGACAACGGTCCACGGTTTCTTGCATTCCGTGATTTTACCGGACCTTATAATACTCCGCGTGAATTGGCATCTGACCAAAGACTTGATGATATGGTTTCAAATCGAATAGCATATAGGCACCATTTATACAACACTAAAGTATCGGCATCATTAACAGGCCGAATGGATATTATGCCGGGTCAATTAATTGATCTTACAGTTCAAGGATTTGATGCTTTAGGTACTTCTGATAACCATCAACAACTATCAGGTAGGTATCTTGTGTTTACAACCAAGCATACGTTGGAAAACGACAGAGTAAGAACCAACTTTGAGCTTGTTAAATATGATTGGAGTAGTGATTAATGTTTCCATACGGTGTAGGCATAAGAGAACCTTTATTCTTTATTGGTGTTATTGAAAATAGAGATGATCCACAAAGACAAGGACGAGTTCAAGTAAGAGCATTTGGAGTACATGGTCTGAATGATAAAGTTCCGACTCAATCATTACCATGGGCAACCTGTCTTGTCAATGACTTATTTAATCAAATCCCTGATGAAAATGATTTTGTTTTTGGTTT